CCTCCAGCCGTCTCCCGAATATGGTGTAGCTCCGCTGGCGTGCCGGGATTGCCATCAATCAGGCAAGCAATGCACCCCAAAGCCGCTACACGCTCGAAATTGGCCGACCTTGCCTTTCCGGTCAAGACGGTAACGGGCTGGCCGTCCGCGTCGATTCTGCGGCGCTTCCCTGAGCGTTTACGGGGCATTGGCGCGGACCTCTGCGGCATGGGGGTGCGTTTCATAGGATATTGCTCACGGCCGCGATTCGCTGGCCGATCCATGTCATCACTGGAACAGCCATGCTGTTCCCGAGCGCCTTGTAACGCGGACCATCGGGCGTCGGCTTGTTTTTGGCACGAATGTCCGTGTAGCCGTCCGGGAAGCCCTGTAGGCGCTCTGCTTCAACTGGCGTGATTCGACGAACGCCAACGCCTTCCATCACCGCTGGCGTCTTGCTCTTGTCCAAAGTCGGAGTGACGTCGCAACTGGCGCTATCGCCTTGGCTGCTGGAGTTTTGCCACCCGAAGGCTGTGGGGACGAACAGTGGGGCGCCGTGCAGCGCGTGCTGGTCCTCAAGCCCTTGCTTGCTACCAAACGCCGCGTTGAGCGTACTGGCTAAGCTGGCCGGCCACACGGGGATCACGGAGCCGTTCACTACGTCCGATATTTCATTCCGCTGGCCGTTGTTCGCAGTCAGGGAGTTGACGACGTGACCGCTATCAGGGCGGCGCGAAGTCCCGCCGGTAACTCCTTTCCGCGCTTCTCTGCTCGGCGCAATATTCCCCTGCAAGCTGTGGCGCTCAAAAAGAACCGCTGCGGCACGTCGCCAGTCTCCAAGACATCCGACAACGAACACGCGACGGCGGCGCTGTGGAACTCCGAAGTGCTGAGCGTCAAGAACTCGGTAGGCGAACCCATACCCGAGTTCGCCCAGCATCCCGAGGAAGGCTCCAAAGTCCCGCCCTCCGTTTGACGACAGGACGCCGGGCACGTTCTCCCAAACCAGCCAGCGGGGCCGATAGCGGACAGCAATTGCACCGTAGGTGAGCATGAGGTTGCCACGCGGGTCATCCAGTCCCTTTCGGAGTCCGGCGACGCTGAATGACTGGCAGGGCGTTCCGCCGACGAGAACATCGATGTTTGCATCAGGCCACTCCATGAAGCGGGTCATGTCGCCGAAGTTCGGAACGCTGGGGTAGTGGTGCGCGAGGACGGCGCATGGGAACCGCTCAATCTCTGACAGGAATGCCGCGCGCCAGCCAAGCCGATGCCAGGCGACGGACGCCGCTTCTATGCCGCTACACACTGATCCGAAGTTCATTGGTTCCCCCACATTTCCGCCATGCGCTCGATAGCCTCGGGGTCCATACTCGGCCAATAGGTCCGGCTAACGTACTTGCAGAATCCTTGGAACACTTCGCCAAACTCGGATTCGTCCATGGATTCAAACGACAGGCTTCGGGGGATGCGATAGGTGCAGGGGCCGATACCGGGGAACATGACCGCCATTTCATCGCAGCCGATGTTGCCCTCGACTTGCAGACGCTTGAGTACCGTATGGCTGTTCATGTCCTCGAATGCCGCGATGTTCTGGACCAGTATTTCGCCGAACGAGTGAACGAGCCGGTGGAACTTTGGGTTCCGGGGTTTTACGAATTGCGCAAATACCAGGTCGCCAATACGAATCCCCTTCTCCCGCAGCCGGTTGGCCGTGCCGCCATCCGCCGGGGCAAACCCGCCCTTGATGACACGCAATGCGTGGCGCTCATGCCTACGTGGGATTTTCTGCGCTGCGCTCATGCCGCCACCCCGCAAAGCCTGATGGATTCCTCAATGTCCGCAACCGTCAAACCTGATCGCGCAAGGTTCATCGATGCCCTGTAGAAACCAGCAATCACTTCCGGGTGATCCCGCTCCAGCCGCATGCACTTCGGGGTTTCCGCTTCCACAAGCCATACGCTTCGGATGCCAACAACGAGCGCATACAGGGTGCCAGGTGTGCGCCGTTGCAGCGCGTCCCAAGCCCAGCGCGCAAGCTCCGCTGGCGTTCCTTCCGGGGTTTCGTCCCGTCTCATGCTGCCCTCCGCTCGTAGCGACACGCTTTGCAGCACGAGTCTAACCCACGTTTGCCGCTTTGGTGGAAAAATTCCGCATCGTGCGGCAGAAACTCAAAACAACCGGGGCATTCCTTTACCGGCCCCATAGCCGAAAGAATCAGCCTGTCCAAATGCCTGCGTGCCACGTCCCCAATACTCCGCAGATTACTCACGTCCTATCCTCCGTCCGTTTTCCTCGGCGAATATCGCGCGAGGACTGAAGCGTTCCAGCAATTTCAGATAGCTCGCCATCAGGGGGAAGTCGCGGCGGTTTTGTTCGCGCACCGTCTGCATGTCGCGGACAATCTTGTCCACCTTCCCCGCGATTTCGGAAATGTCATCATTTGCCGACCGCATACAGGTTCCACGGCCTGCCGTTCGTACCCTTCACCGTCCCGCACTGGTACAGCCGTGTTTGTGGAATCAAGCTGCGGATGTAACGGTGGCTGGTGCTCAGGCATTGAGCAAGCTGGTGCACGGTCATGGGCATGAGGGAGCAGGCGCGTTCTAGGCGGTCGGTGGTTGTCATGCGGCTTCCCCTTCCTCGTCGTCGAATCGGGCTTTCAGTTCGTCGATAGCGGCCTGAGCCTTGCGGGCAATCTCGGCCTGTTCCTCCGGCGTGCGCTCGGGGTCAGTAGATTTCTGCGTCTCTTTCGGGATAGCCAAGTATTCGTCTGGCAACTGCCCACCGGCAAGGATGTATTGAACGGCCTCGTCGTATGCCTCCCTCAGAAGCCTGTCGCCCTTATCCTGATCCATGCGCTGCCAGCGATAGGTGTCTAGACGAGACAAAGTGATCTTGGTAAACCCGCTTCGATCCGTCTGGAAATCACTAAGCATGCTATTCGATACCTCGCGCCGCACAACCGAGAAGGCCGGGATATCGAAGCAAAGCGCCCGGAATGCTGGCAAGGTCGGCGGCCAGCCATCGGCGCTCATGAGTGCAGCCTGCAAGCCTTTGGCAATGTCTTGTTCAGCAACTCCAGTAAGGCCGCGCTGCCACGTATCCCCGGCCAAGGTCAAAACCCCTTCGTCGTCAAATGGGGTATCGCCATACGCTGAGGTCCACTTATGGCCGTAGATCGCAGCCATGCGCTGCCAGAAGCGGATCATTGCCGCGTCTCTCGGCTTCCTCAAGTCGGGCAAGGTGTTCGTTGCCTTTTCGTTCTGCACGTCCCGAAGCGCTTTCTGCGGGTTGATGCGTTCCATTTCCCTTCTCATGTTTGATCTCAAAAAGTCCAGTCCAGCCACGTTCGATTGATTGCTCAATAACTGCCGTAGGGTCGTGTCCTTTCTCGCGAAGTTTTGTCAGAGTCCCCAATGAGAGGGTTTTGGCCTTATGCGTCCAGCCCTTCATGCTGTTGCGGAAGTTGTGCCAATCATTCCATGCTGATTTAGGTAGCCAGTCTGGTAAACCAAGCTGGGACGCTTTAGCGGCCCCCTTCTTTTGATCTTCTTGCTTCTGTATATGTATCTGCTTCTGCTTGGGCTTATTCTGCTTACGCGTGCTTACGGGCTGCTTATGTTTCTCTCGCCAGCGTTGTTGGGCCAGTCTGTTTTGCTCCCGGCGCTCCTCTTCGCTGCGAATTGCCCTGTATTTGGCGTGGTTTACGATCCGCCAACCCCAAGCTCTATGCTCGTCCAGGCGAACAATTCTGCGGCCCTCTTCCTCAGGGCTTCGTGATTCAGGGTCAGGTGATTCCAGTGCGGAAAGCGCAGTTCGAACCTGCTCAATGGACAGGCCGACTTCCTCCGCAATCGCCTTTGGGTGAATGTCTACCCACCCCTCGGCGTCTGCGTGTGCTAACAGGTTGGTGAAAACAACCAAGCCATGCGTGTCACCGCGCAAGGTTCCTTGGTAGATTGACGTAAACAGTTTGGCGTACATGTAATATCCAGTAAGCGGTAGATATTATTATAAGCTTACGCTGGATAAGGTCAAGAGGTTTCGTCTTGTTCCTTCCGCGCAGCAATCTCCCGCACACGCTCCGGCGAGCGTTGGGCGATTAGGCGCTTGAGCCGTTCCCATGCGGTGCGGCGTTCCTCGGGGGTCTGCGCCGAGTACGCTTCAAGGGAGGCAATCTGTATCGACCTTTCGAGTCTGCGGTCTTTGGGTGTCATGGCGTATTCCGACATGTGGGGCTGCACCACGCACGGTCGAAACCACAGGACAGGCATTGCGCCTTGTTTTGGGTTCGTGCGTGGTGCAGCTTCAGATATGGGATCACGGTTATTTCCTGTGCGTAACGGTGGTTTCGACATCACCGGCCCGAAGGCATTACGATTTAGCGCCTATTCAGCGCGGCAGTCAAGGGGAAGTTTTGCTGCATCAAGAGTATTCGCCGCTTGCCTTAAAGCCTCTGCCAGCGCGTCTGATGCTGGTACGTGGTCAGAGTGTGTCACCCCGTCTGCGCCGCCCCATCCAGAAATGCAGTCCGCTATCATTTCTTGGAGCGATGTTTTTCGCAAGACAAGTGGCGTACCGACTGGCCATTCCTCTTCAAATCTCGCTATGTAAATGGCACCGGCATCAACAACAGGCGGACCTCTTAATCCGTCACTAGGGCGATCTCCGAAGCGCCAAGAAACAGGAAAATAGACATCAACGTTCATTTGAATCTCCAGTAATTTCCCGCAGCTCCCGCAGAAACGCCCGGTATTGGGCCAGCAACAGGGCGGATTGGGTCTCTAGGCGTTCAGCTGGGGTCATGCGTTTGCCACCTTTGCAAACAGGGGGGAGTCGCCGTGGATGCGCTTGCGGGCGATCTCGGCATAGGCGGGATTCAGTTCGACCAAGATGGCGTCGCGACCAAGCCTGTCGGCTACAAGTCCGGTTGTGCCGGCACCGCCGAATGGATCGAGCACGGTTCCGCCTTCCGGACATCCGGCGAGGATGCACGGCTCGACCAGGGCAGGCGGGAAGGTTGCAAAGTGCGCTTGCTTGAACGGCTGCGTTGCGATGGTCCATACGCTGCGCTTGTTTCTGGTGTCCAGGTCGTACTCGCTTTCGACACGATCCGGCCGGTGCGTTCCTACGGTCTGGCCGGGAATCGCCTGCTCCCGCTTGCTGCCCTCGCGCTTGAAGCTATTGGCCTTACTGCGTACAGCCTTCATTGCGCCATTGGTCTTGCCCGGAACCCGGTCGCTCCCGACCTGCGCATCGACGTTCTGCGATAAGCGGGCGACCGTGGTCGCGGTGACCGGCTCCTTGATCGCATCAGCATCGAAGTAATACCGCGCGCTCTTGGTCAGCAGAAACAGGTATTCATGGGCCTTGGTGCAGCGGTCGCGCACCGACTCCGGCATCGGGTTCGGCTTGTGCCAGATGATGTCCTGGCGCAGATACCAGCCATCAGCGCGGAGGGCGAAGGCGAGCATCCACGGGATGCCGATTAGGTCTTTCTGCTTTAGGCCCGACAAACCAACGGTAGACGCACGCTGATTCTCGAAATAGCCGCCCTTATTGCTCGGCGCGTCGCAATATGCGGCGTTCTTGTTGCCGTGATATCCGGCGTAGCTGTCGCCGATGTTAAGCCACAGCGTGCCGTCATCGCGGAGCACGCGCCGCACCTCTCGGAACACGACGACCAGTTGCGCGATGAACTGCTCCGGCGTTTCCTCAAGCCCGATCTGGCCGTCTACTCCGTAGTCGCGCAGGCCGTAGTACGGTGGGCTCGTGACGCAGCAATGCACACTCTCCGCCGGCAGCGTCCGCAGCACTTCCCTGCAATCACCTTCTAGGATGCGGATGGTCATGCCGCCACCTTCTGCGCCCGCAAGCAGGCGTGGCAAAGTTCGGTGCTGGTCGGCACGTCGATTGAACCTGCACACTGCGCGCAAAAATAGGGGATGCGCGTCGATTGCAGGATTCTGCGGTCGAATGCCGTGGTTATCGGGCCGTGGTAGAGGCGGTCAGTCATAAATTACGCCACGCAGCAATCGCGCTGGAGTGAGTGCGCGTGCCCTGAATATCTGCGGGCGTTGACCCATGGTCGGGTCGAAAGGGTGCTCCCGTACCCGGCGGGGAGACCGGGCAGGGAGCGGCCTGCACACGGCAGGCGACGCAGCGAGGGGTGCGCTGCGGTTCTGCGCCATTGGCGCGAACGGGGTCATGCGGCTTTCTTTCTGGCAAGAATCTGCACTTGCCATTGTCGCGCCTGTGGCACCTTGCCGTGCCACGCATAGACAGCCTGGTGTTTGATGCCTAGCAGCTTGGCTAAGGAATACTCGGTTTTCACGCCTAGGCGCTTCATTGCTTGAGTGGTCGTCATGGGCAAATCTTACAGGATCGAAAAAAAGATTGCAATGGGTATTGACGCAAGGTTGCTTGCACTGTAGGCTTACACCATCCAATCACGGCAAGGGGTGGGAAATGAGCAAGCAGGTAGATGTGTTGGCGGTTCTTGATGAAACTTACGGGTTGTTGGCTGGGCCAGCCGCCGAGCAGTTGGAAGCGGCCCGCGCCGCCATTGCCGAACTGATCGAGGCGTCCAAGTTCGCACTTGACAAATCATGGGAATACGGCGCGGACGAGCCACACTTTGTCAAACTCAACGTAGCCATCGCCCGCTGCAATGGCGGTGCGGCATGAGCGGCCTGACCGGATTTGACGCATGGCTCACGTCGCCCCCAGAGGGGCCGAAGTGGCACGAGCCGACGGACGAACACGAGGCGGCGGCTATGGAAGAATTGGCCGATGACATGGGCGGGCTTGCCGAAATCCTGACCGAATCAGCTTGGATCGCGGAGCACGCTGCTTTTCTGTTCGCGAGCAGCAATTCCTTTCGCGCCGAAGTCTTGAGCGCAAAGAAAGACTGGATCGAACGCCGCGCGCAGGAAATCGCGGACGCCGAAGCGGAATCGCAGGCAAACGAGGATGCTCTAGACCGGTGGGAGGCGCGCAATGAAGATCGATAGCACAGCCCGCGACCGCGCATTCGGTATGCAGACCGCGCTTGATGCGGCTTTGGCCACGACACTGGAGACGAACGCATGAACTGGATTCTCCTACTACTCCTTTTCACAGTCTTGATCTACACGGTCAAGGCCACGCGCGCGACCACGCCCAATGATCGCCAGCCGCATCCTGTGGACCGTGTAGCGGCATGGGAACGGAGGATGGGCGAGTGGCGCGCAGAGGAACGCAGGCGTCTGTATCGGGCACAGGTTGCGCTGGATGAGCGCGCGACGGTGCAGCCAAGGATCGTTCCGAAGTTGCCGAAGTAACCCACCAGCGGAGACAAACATGGAAACCGTGACCCACATTTTCAGCCGAATGTCCGCAGCGCCGGACTACCGCAAAATCGCCGTCGAGGACGTGCGCAACGCACTGCGCAACGTGCCCGAGCATCGCGTAATCATCGCGCAGAGTCGCGCATTGCGCAGCCTGGACCGTGGCATTCCGCTCGGCAAGGCCATCGAACGGGCGATCGC